ATGCGCGACCTGAAAAATCAGGGCGCGGTGATCAACTTTGAGGTGTACGCCGACCAGGAGCTGAACACGGCCAGCCAGATCGAGCAGGGCAAGGTGTATTGGCGGATCCGCTTCACCGACGTGCCGCCGGCCGAGAACCCGAATTTCCTCTTCGAAGTCACCAACGAGTGGATGACCGAAGTGCTTGAAGCCGCCTAAGGAGGCCACCTGATGATTCCTGAAGTTCTGTCCAACTGCGCCGGGTTTATTGACGGCGTGAGTTTTGCCGGCGAGATGCCGAGCCTGACCCTGCCCAAGGTCGTGCTGAAAACCGAAACCTACCGGGGCGGCGGCATGGCCGGCGAGATCGAGATCCCGACCGGTGTTGAGAAACTTGAAGCCGGGTTTACCACCAACGGTGTGCGCCGCGAGGCATTGAAATGGTTCGGCCTGTCCGACCGCACCGCGTGTACGGCGGTGTTTCGAGCAACGTTTAAAGGCCTTAAGGGCAAGGTCACTCCGGTCATCGTGACCATGCGTGGCGGTCTCAAAGAGGTCGACATGGGCGACTGGAAAGCCGGTGAAAAAGCCGAGAGCAAACACAATATGGCGTTGACCTACTACAAGCTCGAAGTCGGTGGCCGGTTGATCTACGAGATCGACATGGTCGGAATGGTGCTGGTGGTCGACGGCGTTGATCAACTGGCAGAAGAACGCTCGGCTCTGGGCCTTTAAGGACATACGCAATGACTCAAGCAATTCAAGCAACGCCCGAACAGCCGCTCCCTAAGTGGATGGAACTGACCGAGGAAGGGTTTCGAATCAGCCTCAAGTACCCGACTGAACTCAATGGTGTGCAGGTCGACCGCCTGACGATGCGTGCACCGTGCGTGCGGGATGTGCGGGCGGCACAGGCAGCCTCCAACGGTGACGCCGAGCAGCGCGAAATGTCGCTGTTCGCTTCGCTTACTCAGACCCCTGAGGCGGATCTGATGAGCCTGAAGATGGTCGATTACCTGCGCCTGCAGGCCGGCTACTTTCGTCTGGTCACGGACGACTAAGTGCGATGGTTCTACGTTGAAGATCCTGGCCAAGCGTATGGCTAAAGAAACCGGATTCTCGGCGGCCGAGATCCTGGCCATGTCCTTCAACGAACTGGTGTGGTGGCTCTCCGATTGAGCCACCGCTTAACCAACCTTGCGCATAAGGTCCGCACATGGCGAAGAACCTCGCACTCGGCTTTGTCATTGGCGGCGCCGTCGATCCGACGGTAGGCAAAGCGTTCAAGGACGTCGAAAGCAAAATCAAACATTTGGACACCGTGGGCAGCAAGGCCCGCGTGTTGCAGAACACCATCGGCGATACCATGCGTCTGCGCGATGAATGGCGCAAGGCGCACATGACCGGTGCCGCCGGCGCGGACAAGCTACTGAGCAAGTACGAGAAGAACCTCGCACTGCTGAAGAAACAAGGCGTTGAGGTCGGGCGGCTGAGCAAGGCCTACGCCACGATGGGCCGCGTGGCAGCTGGAGCCGAATTGAAGGCACTCGGTCATCGACAGATCGAGGAGGGACGGTCCGGCCTGAAAAGCACCCTCGGTCAAGCGGGTGCCCTGACCGCAGCAGCGGCCATCCCGACCAAGGTCAGTGCGGATTACGGCGCGATCATTCGCGATATTGCGATCAAGGCCAACATTGCCAACTCGCCGGAAGAGGCACAGCTGTCCAAGACTGTGATCGACACGTCACGCGATACAGGCATGGCGCGTAATCAGGTGGCGGAGGTGGTCAACGCCCTGGTCGGCGCCGGTATGGAGCTGGACAAGGCGCTCTCCTATGCACCGACCGCAGCCAAGTTCGCGGTGGGCCAAGGATCGGAAGGCACCGAAACGGCGCAGATGATCAACGCTTTGGGCCAGAACGCCAAGATTACCGACCCCAAATTGATGCAGCAGGCGCTGGAGGCCATCGCCTACCAAGGCCAGGCGGGCAGTTTTGAAGCGGTCGACATGGCCAAGTGGTTCCCCGAGTTGCTGGCCGGCATGGGCAAACTGGGTATCACCGGCATGGATTCGGTGACGCAACTGGGCGCGATGCTGCAGGTGCAAATGAAAACGGCCGGTGGTTCGGACGAGGCGGCGAACAACCTCAAAAACTGGATGGAGAAAATAGGCTCCGGTGAAACGGTCAAGGCATACCAGAAGGCTGGGATCGACTATAAGGGGTCGATGCAGACCGGTTTGCAGAATGGCAAATCCACACTGGAATCCAGTTTTGCCCTGGCCCAGAAGTACATCGAAGCGACTGATCCGAAGCGGGCTGCCGAGATGGCCAAGGCCACAGCCGCGATCAGCAAAGAGGCCGATACCGAGAAAGCCAAGGCCATGATGAAGTCTCTGGAGGAGGCTCTGCGCACCGGTGACCTGTTCGCTGATATGCAGGTCAAGGCAGCCTTGACGGCGTACATGCAGAACAAGGATCTGTATGAGCAGCTGAAAAAGGATTCGGCCGACGCTACCGGGATCCTCGATAAAAACCTCGCTGAGCGGCGGCAAACTTCCGCACAGAAATGGTCCGAGATGGCCCAGAGCATGGACGATGCCATGCGCAGCATCGGCGATGCGATCAGGCCAGTGACCGATTCTGTAGCCGACGGCATCAACAACGTCAGCCGCAAACTGTCGGGCTTTGCCGACGAATTTCCACGGGTCACGCTTGGCATCGGCACGGCCGTCGCTGGACTGGTTGCGCTCAAGGGGGCCGTCAGCGCCTTCAAGGTTGGTAAGGGGCTTATGAACCTCGGGCGCGGCACGCTGATGGGCAATCCGAACATCCCGCAAAAGGTGATCGTCACCAACCTTCCGGGTGCTGGTGGCGGACTGAATGGCGGAGATCTCGATGCCAGCGGCGAAGGCAAGAAAGGCAAAGGGGGGAAAGGCGGCGGGAGAAGAAGTGGTGGTCGTGGCGCCAAGATTGTCGGAGGCATGAAAGGTCCAGCGCTGCTGGCGGTGGTGGATGCTGGTTTTAAAGCCTACGACACCTATGAAAATGCCGAGACCCAGGATGAAAAGGCGGAAGGCTACGGACAAGCGGCCGGCGGTTTGGCAGGTACCCTGGCCGGCGCGGCTGCGGGAGCCGCCATCGGTTCGGCAGTGCCCATTATCGGCAACATCGTCGGCGGCCTTATTGGCGGCTATCTCGGCTACATGGGCGGCGATGCGCTCGGTGGAGTCATGGGTAAAAAGCTATTCGGCGCTGATGAGTCGCTGAAAAAAGTACCGGATGCCGGCCCGCTGATGATGGCCGATGCCGGGAAAAACCTGTCGCCAGTGATGGGCGACATTGCCCGGTCATTTGGACCCAAACCGGCCAATGGTCCTTTGGCACCCGCTGCAGCAATGGGCGATGTGGCCAGGTCGTTGGCCGCACCTGCCCGTGCACCAGTGCCACCGGCTCTTTTGGCTGCACCGGTTCCTGCTGCGAAAGCCGAGTCGCCGAAAATCGAGCAACAGGTCCAAATCTCGGTGCCGCTGCACATCACCGTCCAGGGCGATGCGAAGGATCCGGCGCAAATGGCGCGTGAGCTGCAGCCCTTTATCGCTCAGCAGATGCAGCAGGCCACGCAACAGTTGCAGAACCGCAAGCTGTATGACGAACCGCATGTGTAAGGAGGACTAATGGCCTACATGGAACAGCTGCAGTCGGGTCTGAAAAATCTGGCTGCAGCGGGGGAGACTGGACGACGTAGCCTCGACGGCATGATGGGGCCGGTCAACGGTGCAATCAGCGAGATCAGCGGCGCGGCCTCGGAGCTGGAAGGTATTCCGATTGTCGGTCCGGCGGTCGGGGCAAAGCTGCAGCGCGTGATGCGCGGGGTCAATGCCGCGCAGGCCAAGGTCGGTCAGGTGGTGGCCACCTACAACAAGGCCACCCGCGCCGTGTCGCAGATTGATGAGCGGATGGGCGAACTCAAGGAACAGGCAGCGCGGGCGTCCACTGCGATCAACAAGATCGCCGGCAAGGTCAGTCCATCACTGGGGAACATTCTGCCCACCGGATCACTGGCGGGTGACGCGACACCGGTTCCGGAAGCGGTGAAGCCGTTTCCGCACCTACTGATCGTGCAGCCGCTGGATCCCAAGGCGGTCCCGTATTACTTCAACCTGGACACCGCCGCCTTTGACGAACTACGACGCTCGACGGAGTACCGCTGGGCGTCGCAGGAGCGTTTAACCCGCCGTCCGGCGCAGCAAGCGGTGGGCATCGGTGAGGAAAAAATCACCCTCAAGGGCGCGATCTTCCCGGGCTTCAAGGGTGGGATCAAACAGCTGGACACCCTGCGTAGTCTCGGTGCCCAGCTTCTGCCTCTGACCCTGACCACTGGCTATGGCGACGTGCTCGGCACCTGGTGCTTGAAGAACGTTGAAGAAGAACAGAGCGCGTTGCTGCAGGGTGGTATCCCGCGCAAGCAGGCATTCACTTTGGAGTTTGTACGCTATGGCGATGACCTGCAGAACGTTTGACGGGGATCTGCTGGACACCCTGTGCTACCACGCCTATGGGCATTTGAGCGGAACGGTCGAGGCGGTGCTGGACGCCAATCAGGGCCTGGCCGACGAGCCGCAACCGTATCGCGCCGGCATCGTCATCGAGCTGCCGGATCTGCCGGCACCCGATAATAGCGAGGTGATGCTGTGGGGCTGATGCCCCTCCGGTATGTCGCGCATTGACTCAATCGGCCCGCCCTGTGTGGGCTTTCTTTTGGATGGAATGATGACCCCAATCTTTCGCGTCGTGGCCGACGGCGCCGACATCACCCAGCGGATCAATGATCGGCTGCTGCAGCTCAAGACCACCGACAAGCCCGGCATGGAATCCGATGAGTTCGAGTTACGCATCGATGACCGTGACGGAGCGGTAGTGCTGCCCCCTCGAGGGGCCAGCATCGAGATCTTCCTCGGTTACGTCGAAACGTCGCTCACCCGTATCGGCCGCTATGTCGTCGACGAGATCGAGCTGTCCGGTCCACCAGATACATTGGTGATCACCGGTAAGGCCAGCGACATGCGCGGCAGCGGCAAAACCACCCGCAGCGGCAGTTGGGAGAACGTGCCACTGTCACGGATCGTCACCGATGTTGCCACACGCAATGGCTGGCAGGCGGTCTGCCCGGTGCAGACCAAGGTGCCGCGTGCCGATCAACTCAACGAGTCGGACTTCAATTTCATCACGCGCTTAGCCAAGCAATACGACTGCACGGCCAAGGTGGCTGACGGCAATCTGCTGGTGATGCCGCGCCAAGGTGGGGAAAGTGCTTCGGGTAAGTCTTTCGGTGTTGTGCTGATCCAACGGCGTGACGTGAGTCGCTTCCAGTTTAGGCTCGGTGATCGCAACACGCACAAGGCGGTATCGACCAAGCACCAAGACAAGAAGACCGGAAAGCTCGCAGTGGTCACCCTGGATAACGACGAATCACCCGACGGATTGCCGCCAGTACACACCGACCGCCACATCTACCCGAACAAGTCAGCCGCCGAAGCGGCAGCCCAGGCACGCCTCACTGCGTTCAACCGCTCCACTGCCGGCGTCCGGCTGGAATTGCCTGGGCGTACCGATCTGTTCGCCGAGCGCTCGATCAACGCTCAAGGTTTCAAGGTCGGCCTCGATGGCGAGTATCTGGCCGACTCGGTCGAGCAGGTGTTCACCCAGGCGGGCTGGAGCACAACGGTCGAATGCAATGGCGGCAAGAAGGGCAAGGCAAAAGCCAAAGGCAGGAAGAAAAAGGTGGCGAAGGATCTGAAGGTCGTTCAGCTCAACTAATAGCGTCGCATCCCCACACCTCGAGGAGACATAGATGTCACTTACAGAACAGCAACTGCAACGCATCATGCCCAACGCCCGCCGCCAAGCGGGCGTTTTTGTTTCTGCGCTCAATGCCGCCATGGCCCACCGGCAGATCAACACACCGCAACGCCAGGCCGCGTTCCTGGCCCAGGTCGGACACGAATCCGGCGAGCTGAATTATGTGCGCGAACTGGGTGGCGATCAGTACTTGAGCAAGTACGACACCGGAAGTCTGGCAGTGCAGCTGGGCAACACGCCGGAGGCTGACGGCGATGGCCAGCGCTACCGTGGCCGGGGACTGATCCAGATCACGGGCCACAACAACTACCTGCGCTGCAGCTTGGCGCTGTTCGGCGACGAGCGTTTGCTGCGCACGCCAGAGCTGCTGGAGCTGCCGCAGTGGGCTGCCGAGTCGGCCGCGTGGTTTTGGTGGGTGCGTGAGCTGAACGCCCTGGCAGATCGAAACGAGTTCGAGGCGATCACCCGCAAGATCAACGGCGGGCTGAACGGCCTGCAGGAGCGCTCGCAGTTATGGGGGCGGGCGAGGGCGGTGTTATGCGTCTCGGCGAACTGATTCCGGCACCGTATCGGCTGCTGGGCAGCGCGGTGCTGCTGGCCACCCTGGCCGTTGGATCCGCGGCCATCGCCTGGCAAGTGCAGGATTGGCGTAACGGTAAAGAGCTCGCCGAGCAGGCTCGCCTCCACACCGAAACCCTCAATCAACTGGCCTTGGCCGCGGCCGCGCAGCAACGTGCCGAACAAGACAAACGCCTTGCGCTCGAGCAGCGCCTGGCAGCCAGTGAACAAACCCATTACCGAGCCCTGAACGATGTTCAACGTGATCAAAGTCGCCTGCGCGACCGTCTTGCCACTGCTGATTTGCGCCTGTCAGTCCTACTCGATGCCACCACCGATGCCGGAAACGGATCGGTGCCAACCTCCGCCACCACCGGCAGCATGGTTCATGGTTCCACAAGAGCCAAACTTAACCCAGCGCATGCTCAACGAATTATCGACATCACCGACGACGGCGACCGAGGATTAATAGCGCTTGGAGCGTGTCAGGCTTACGTGTCAGAAATCAATTTACAGCGCGAACAATGATTACTTAAGTCTAGGGTCGAACCTAAGCGGATTATTACTAACGGCCCTGTTCGTATGTTCGATAAGCGTGTCTTTTCCGAGGGCAAGTGCGCAGTTAGCCACGGTAAGTGAAAATATCATAACCAACAAAGACGTAATTTGTTGGGTCGAGATTGTGATGATGTTTGAGCTCAATCCTATTATTAATATTCCGAATACTGCTCCCAGGCCCGTACGCGTGATGGTTAGGAAGCCGGTTCCAATCTCTGCAATGATTTTGTGGATGAACTCAAATATCCACAGACTCTTGTCTGATCTGAATCGAATCCCATATTTAATAAGAAATACTAAGCCATAAGGGGCAATCAAGTAAGCGGAGTAATCAATAAGTGGACCTATGGCCAGTAGTCCTTGAACAATGTCGTCAACATCTTTTTGAGTGTGGCTGAAAAGCCAAAGCGGCACGGCACCTAACAAAAAGGCTATTGCCCATTCACTTGGTAGGTTTCTTAAAAGCGCGATCGTATCTTTTTTGAAATTACTACTTTTTTTTTCCATTGACTTTCCTTGAGGACACACAATGAGTTGATCTTCAAAAAAGAGCGGTCGATCTGAATGCGCCAACATTCGGACCGACCGCCGTCCCTGCAGATTGTCCCTGCAAGTCCAGCCAAGGCTCTTGCTCCGTGCACAAAGCGCGGCGAGCCTAGCACCTGTTTATCCATACAGTAAAGGTCTTGCTTTCTATGTCCACACCTATCATCCCTTGGATGGGCGGCAAACGCCGCCTGGCCGACCGCCTCATTCCGCTTTTTCCGCCACACGAATGCTACGTCGAAGTCTTTGCCGGCGGTGCCGCGCTGTACTTCATGAGGCCTCAGCCTTCGCCCGTCGAAGTCCTCAACGACATCAACGGCGACCTGGTCACGCTTTACCGCGTCGTGCAGAACCACCTCGAAGAGTTCGTGCGCCAGTTCAAATGGGCGCTCAGCTCGCGGCAGGTGT